TGGTACATCTAACTTCGGTGTAGGAGATATTACAGGTGCTACTGAGTTTACAGGTACTCTTGTTGATACTGATGAATTAATATTTAACGATGGTGGAGTATTAAGTAGAATGGATTTTAGTGTTCTAAAATCAAATATATTAAGTGGTATAGAAGCGAGTGCTGATGTTACAGATACAGCAAATGTTACAGCAGCAGGTGCATTGATGGATTCAGAAGTTGATGCAGATATTAAGACATTAGCATTACCTGCTAATACAACAATCTCAACATTCGGTGCTACATTAATAGACGATGCTGATGCCGATACTGCTTTGGCTACATTAGGAGGCACTACTACCGGAATTGCTTTACTTAAATCAGCGAATCCAAGTACGGCCAATTCTCCGGCTGTACCTTTATTTCCAAGACTTAATGCTGATAATACTATAACTAATTTAACTGCTTCACAAATGCTAAGTGCTATTGGTGGAGGAACAGGTGGAGGTTCAGTAACAGAAGTAACAGGCGGGGTTGGTTTTACCGTTACTAATGGAACTACTACACCGGATTTAACTTTAGATTTAAGTCAAATTAGTAGTGCAACTTTGGCTACTACTGATTCATTAGTTGGTTTCAAAGCAGGTACAGGTGCAGGTTCTAATTTAAAGGCATCAGATACAATTGGAGATATTCTTTCTCTTATTGAAATTGTTGATGATACATCACCACAATTAGGTGGAAACTTAGATACTAATAGTCATAATATTAAAATTGATGATGCACACGGTATTTTAGATGAAGATGGTAATGAATTATTACTTTTCACAAGTCCCGAATCTAATCCTGTAAATTATATAAACATAGCAAATAGTGCATCGGGAAGCACAGTAAAATTAGCAGCAGTTGGTACTGATAATAATGTAACATTAGACATTAGACCTAAAGGTAGCGGTTATGTTAATTTCGATGAAGGAGATATACAAATAGGTTCTACTGTTCTTAATGCTACTGCTGCTGAATTAAACGTATTAAACGCTTTACCTGCTGAAAGATTTATTGGAAGAAAGGCACATAGTGGTAATGCAGGTTCGGCAGAAGGAATGACTGTATCAGAAGCATTATCATTATTAGGTGTTACTTCGGGTGCAGAACCAAACGTTAGAGCGAATTGGAACGAACTAACTTCGTCTAGTGATGCTTTTATTCAAAATAAACCTGATGTTGACAATGTATCTGTTGCTAATTTAAAAACTGCTCTTGGTAATGCCTTTGGTAGTAATGCAGTAGCCATAGGAACTAACGCAACAACTGTTACAATTGCGGGTGATTTAGTAGTAACAGGAGATACAAAATATAGTAATGAAACAATACAAATTGTAGAAGATAATACATTGGCATTTAGAGCAGGTGATAGCAATACATATGAGGTATTACTTACTGCTGCTAATCCTACCGATGCAGATTATACAGTAACTATACCTGCTGCTACCTTTACAATTCCTACTCAAGATACTACATACTCGGTTGGTGATGGTGGATTAACACAAAACAACTTTACTAATACTTTGAAAACAAAACTTGACAATATCGCTACTTCTGCTAATAATTATTCTCTCCCAACAGCCTCTTCAACTGTTTTAGGAGGTATTAAAGTTGGTTCTAATTTAACAATTAGTAGTGGTGTATTGTCGGGAACTGCTGATACTGTTTATACACATCCTACACATAATGGAGATGATATTAGTATTGATACTTCAGGTGCAAATGTAATTGATACTTTAACAATAACTACGAATACTTTAGGTCATGTTACTGCCGCTTCTGCTACAACAAGAGCATTAACATTAGCAAACTTAGGTTTTACAGGAGATAATGATGCTACTGATGATTTAACTGCGGCAGAAATTAGAACTTTAGTTGGAACAGGTAATGGTGGTGTTTTGCCATCAGCAGGTTCATCAGGAACTTTCTTAAAGCACGATGGAACATACGGAACATTACCTGCTAAAATGGCTTTTACTGTAAGAGACAGTTCAGATACAGATGTTCTTCTTGCTGATGCGAGATTTATTAAGTTTAATGAAGGAAACGGTTTAGATATTACTTTTACAGATACAGATACCGGAAGCACAGGAGACCCATTTCAGTTAACTTTCAAAGTTGCTGATGATGGAATAGGAGCAGACCAAATAGCGGATACTGCGGTTACTGCGGGTTCTTACACTAACGCTAATATTACTGTTGACGCACAAGGGAGATTAACTGCTGCTTCTAGTGGTAGTGGTGGTGGTGATTCTTGGGGAGATGAAGTAGATGCTAATATTATTCCCGATACCAATAATACTTACACTTTAGGTTCAGCAAGTAAAAAGTTTGGGAGTGCTTATTTTGCCGGAACATCTTACAATACTTTACTTTCTTCGGCTAACGGAAGTGCTGCATATCCAACATATACTTTTGAGGTAGATGAAAATACAGGAATGTATAGAGGTGGAACAGATATACTAGGATTCTCAACTGCCGGAACAGAAAGGATGACTATATCTGCATCAGGTGTAGTAAATATTACAGGTTCATTAACAGTAGGAGGTTCTGCTGTTGGCGGTGCTACTAACTTAGATGGCTTAACAGATGCTAAATCAGGAGGGACTGATTTTACTGGTAGTTTATTGATAGGACATCAAAATCATGGTACTTTGAGTAGTTCAGTTTACAATACAGGTGTTGGGATTACTACTTTAGATGCTTTAACAACCGCAGATAATGTAACTGCTTTAGGATATGGTGCAGGTACAGCAGTTACCACAGGAGGTAATTCGGTATTTGTAGGTACTAACGCAGGTAATACAATTACTACTAATGAAAGAATAACTTCTATCGGAACAAATGCAGGTAAAAATAGTGGATTTGGAGAAGTTAGTGTTGGTTTTTGGGCGGGTATATGGAACTTAGGATTAAACAACATAAACATTGGTTATGCGGCAGGTGCTAGAGGAACAACAGGTGCGAATGATAATATTTCTATTGGTAATATGGCGGGTGGATATTCAGGAGATGGTACTTTTGAAGGACATTATAATATATTTTTAGGACACAATTCAGGTAATCAAGTAAATGGTGCTTCTAATTATAATATTGGAATAGGTAGAGAGACTCTTTACACTTTAGATGACGGTGCAGAACAAAATATAGCAATTGGTTTCGCGGCAGGTAAGGCCGTTACTACTGGTGATGATAACATTCTCATTGGAAGTGGTGCAGGTGATAATATCACTACGGGAAGTGATAACGTTATTATTGGTGGTATAGATGCTTCTGCCGCAGACGTTAATGATTCACTAATAGTAGCATCCGGTGATGGTGGTGTTACTTGGATTACAGGTGATTCAGATGGTAATGTTAAGGGAACTGATTTCTATATGGTTGCTGAATGGAACGACCAATACTTTACTGATTCACTTAGAAATGGTAAAAGATTTTCCTTTGGTGCAGGTATGAATAATAATACTAACTCGGATTCAGGAACAATAGGAACGGAAACTATCTTACCGAAGGCTTGCACCTTAGAAGAGATGCACTTTTGGATAGGAAACGTAGGTGCTGAAACAGGTAGTGGAAACTTTACAGTAAGAATTGACAAGAACGGAACTGAACTTACTACCGGATATACATTTAATATGAGTGGTAGTGGTGGTAATCATGTTCAAAAGAGTTTTACTCCTAACGTATCTTTCGATGCGGGTGAAACATTTAACCTAACATTACATGATGCGGCTACTAGTGGTTATGGTTCAGCAAACCAAATAGGAAGAGTAAGAGTTACATTTAGATTTAGAACAAATAACTGAGGTGATTAAATGACATACAAATATTTCGGAACTATAACAATGGATGAAGCGTGGCAAAAAGTAAGAGCAGGTAGAGATTATTGGCTAGAAAAAAGAGTGGACTATTATCAAAGTAAACCGCTTCTGTATAATAGTCTAACAGATACACAAAAAACTGAATTAGCAACGTATAGACAAGAGTTATTAGATTTCCCTGCTACGCTTGCTACGATAGTAGGGGATGAATTACCTTTGGGGTTCGGACAACACTATCCCGATGCACCGACATGGATGGATTAAAATGGCACTAAAAATTGAATACGAGACTGATTATGGAATAACTTGCACCGAGGCTATATGCGTAATCGAAGATATAATGTGTACAAAATTAATAAAAGACGATGGAAACACTTTTCCTGTAACATATATGGGACATATATATGCAAATAATGAATCTTATGAGAGTAAAAAGAATCCAATTGGAAGATTTAGTTATGCTTTTAATTTAGATAATAGTGCATCAAAAAACCAATACAATTTAATAAAACAATCTTACATAGATTTGAAAACTAAAAATGGTTTTACCGAAGGCGTAGATTGTTAATCTAAACCTAAAGAAAATACTTCATCTAATAACTTACGTTGAGTTTCTAAGTAGTCTCTCCAAATAGGTTTCTTAAATTGATTTTCAAAACCTTCTATTTGTGCTTCCCAATAATCTTCATTCATTTTACTCAACTTCTATATCTTTCAATGACTCCATAAAATCGGTCATCCACTTACATTTACCATTGTGATGTGTTCTTTCTTTCATATCTTTTTTCCTCCCATAATACATAAAATAAGTGAGTCATTTGTAACGATACGATTACAAAAAAAGTATTTACAAAAAACATAGCGAAGTCTAAATCTAAGTGGGTTAAACCTTCTATAATTGATTGATTAATTTCCACTGTTGACAAACCCGCTTCACTCTAGTGTAGTTCTAACACCAAGTAGTTAATTTACATTGCGGTATTTTTTATGTTAAAATACAAATTCTGCACAGTTTATATACTCTCAGAATTGCTCTTTACAAAAAAAATACTATTCTTAAAAATATAAGAATACTAATTAAAAAAAAATACTTAAAAAAATAAAAAAAAAAAGCGGCCTCATGGCCGAATAAAATTAATTATTCGACCACAAAGCCTTACATTTTCTACATTGCCAAATCTTGATTTCATCAAGACTACCAACATAGACCCCACGAATCCGTCTTGGTATAGTCTCTTCTTTACAGAAGTTACATACCTCAACTAGAGCCACGTTTTTGTTCCTCATTTATTAGGTTCGTCATATACTCTTCAATAGTATCTTCTGAATATTTACTATTGCCAAAGGCTGCAAAAAATAATAATGAAATCATAATTATAAAAACAATCCAAATAGCAATAGATGTTGCACTTAAAGCCATTACCACATCACCTCCAAATCTTTCTCAATTGCTTCTTCAAGGGAGAAGCCTTTAACTATTTGGTTCTCAACACCGTGTTTCCACAAATCATAAACTAATTCACAATCTTTCAAACAATATTCAGCGACTTGAGAGTAACCTCCTGTTTTCCAAATCTTTGGTGCATCTGCACTATCCATTAATTTATCAGAACCAAGTGTATGTTGAACTAAATTAGAAAGAGAATATCTTTCACCGTATTCTTTAGAAAGTATTGCGCTAGTATCAATATATGATTCAGGATTATCTAGGTATTTTCTGATACAATAAATATCCATTGCGTTTTTCAAAACAGGTAAATCGAAGTTTCGTATATTATGACCTAGTAATTTTCCACCATTATCAAAATGTTTTTCTAAATCGAATTTTAATTCTGATAATGGTTTGATAATTACGTTAGATTTTTTCAAATCGTCCACTGATTTGTCAATATAGATAGTTCCTACATCTCCATCCCAAGTACAAACAGTTGATACTTGAAACATATGGGTGTTTTCCCAACCACCAATTTCGTGAGACATATTTTTAGTTTCTAAGTCAATTGCTAAAACGTTCTTAGCAATCGTCATGCAAGCATTCCTCACTTAAATCGTAGTCTACGGTACTAAATCCAAACAATTTCAATAGTTTTTTAATCTTCATTCCTCATCACCTGTTGCAGACCACAAAGCAGTAATTTTATCTTGGTCTGCTTTTTGTGGATTAGGTGCTTCTTTAGTTGTGTCTCTTACTAAGAAAGCGATTAATCTATCAGTTCCTATATTCATTACTGTGCTTAAAGCCCAACCTTGTTGTCCTAACGTGTTTAGTGCTTCAATCATTACTTTCGGGCCATCTTTTACATTATACATTTGAAATGTATGTTCATATGTTTTATTACTCATTTTATTCCTCTCCTTTTTATATTTACAAATCTAGTTTTGTTGTGTCTTATTTCGTCAAAATACTCCTTATTAGATTTGTAGTTTCTATATACTGTTGCAGGTGATGCATTAGTTACTAATCTTACTGTTTCTAATAGTACAGATTTGTTTATCCACTCTCCTGTCTGTCCTTCTATGTTTACTGATTTTCCATTTTCTACTAACTTTTTATACTCTTTTGTAAATACATCTAACTTTTGTTTCTTGGCAGAAGATAGTCTTTCGGCTCTTAGGGCTGAATCTAACCACAATACAAGAGATTTATAACATTGTTGGGTTACATGAGATGCCTGTAAAACGTGTTTACTAGTTAGTTTGAATCTATCTTTCTTTGGTAATTTAGGTGCTTCTGCAATACAAGAAAGAACTGCTAGTCTAACCATACTTACTTGCATTCTAGTAATAAAATTATTTGCTATCTCAATTACAGCAGGTCGGCTATCATGTACAAAGTTCTGAAACTTAATTGTCTCGTTTGTTATTGTATCGTTTACACCTTTAGAAAACGTGATTACTTTCTTTCTTCTGATTACTTCTGCTTCTCTAATCTGTTCTTCGGACATATTATCATTAACTACCAATGGAACAGAATCATACTTCTCTTTAAGACATTCATAGATTTCCACAAATGCATCACCAAACTTATTGATTGGTGTTTGTGTATCTATAATCCTACCATAATCATTACTCAATGTTTCTCTTACAGCGTTCTGTTCACTTATAGGAACTTCTCTAATATAGATAAGACAACGTTGCAGCAATCCTGTTTCTGCTATAACACTAGTTAGTGTTTTAGGAATATAGGATGTAGCGTAAATAGAACGTCTGCTATCACAATACATTTCTCCACCTTCTGCTAATTGTTTTGTTATTCTATAATTTTGACCTGCTAGAGTATTCATTAGTGTATTCAAATACATTACAACTTCTTGTTTATGTTGTGTAGGTTTGAAAACACCCGAATACTCAAACTCATCATACACACAAAGACCATCCCCTTCCAAACCACCGAATAGTTGTTTAGGTATTTGTTCGTATGTAGTGTTGCCATCATCATCAGTAATAGTAACATCTTCCATTTTCATTTTACCTATAAGTGCCGCATCTGTTGTTGACTTAACGGCATGAATAGAAAATCTATTATGTCTTTCACCTGCTGTTTCTGCTTCAACATTATCTCTATGTCTACCATTAATGATATCAAAAACATACTGCGCTATTCTACCTGTAAAATTATACATTTCACTTTTACCCGAACCACTTGTTTGTAGCCAAATAATGTGAACTCTAACATCTTCTGTACCTCTTCCTTTTGGAACATAAACCATTTCTTTACAAATCTGTCCTAGTAAGGAATAGGCTGATAATATTGCAGGTACTCTATTATTTCTAGATACCTCTATTGCACTATCTGCATATTCTTCAACTATTTTTGGTAGTCTTAATGTTGTATTTATCGTTTCATTAAACTGATTTCTCATTGCTTCTTCTAGTAATTCATCTTCATTAAAATTATTATCAATATTATTCATTTTTCTTTCTCCTTATATTTGCATTTTTTCTTCTGAGTTTAATGTATCAACAATACGTTTTGCTAGTACATTGCCGATACCATCTATTTCAGAAAGTTCTGAAAGTGTTGCCTCACCTATTTCCATTATAGAACCAAACTTCTTTATCAAAAGTTTAGCCTTCTTATCACTTACTCCTTTAATTGTAGATAATACATCTACTCTTAAATCAGTAGTGCTAATTTTCTTTTGTTTCACAATTCTAGGAACATATACTTCCCTATCATGTGGTTGCATTTTACAGACAACTGCAATTAATTCTGCTGCTGTTAAAGCATCTCTAACCCAAATAACACTACAATCAGTATCTAATATTATTTTACTCATTGAACCAAAGAACTTCTTTCTAAGAATAACTCTTTGTGCTGTTTTATTCATGCTAGTTTTTATGTGTTCCAAATGTTTTCTGAATCCATCTTCAAATGAACCGTAAACAATAACTAAATTATTTACATAGGCTCTATCCATATTATCTAATTGATTCCACAATCTTTTATTTACAATAGATTGTATAAAATCAAAAGAAGATTTGGCCTCGAAACAAACGTCATTGAAAACATAGTCGCCAATTTCTAACCATTGTTTTTCAAATGGTACGTTTAGACTTTGGGCTTTTTCTATTACTCTCTCTGTTAGTTCCGAGTTTTCTCTACTATCTATTATTAGTTTCATTCGTGATACCTCCAACATTTTCCTACACAATATCCTTGTGTAATTAGAGTTTCACAACCTGCTGCATGATAACCCTTAGATACAATTCCACTAACATATTTCTTAGTCTTATTGTAATCCCAATCTAACCATACTTCGGGATGACCTGCTATTGTTGCCAACTCTGTCATAATCAATTCGGTTACTTCCTTTTGTTGTTCTAAAGAAACTTTTCTTTCACCTAATGTAAGTAAATCTCTATACCATTGAACTAAGTAAACTCTAGCATAATGACTAGGGTTCTCGACCATAATCGCATTATGTAAACAGGGTATGATTGGTAATGTACCAATAGGTTTTGGTATCTCTATTTCAATATCTGCTAGATGAATTGGTTTAACAGTAGGGAATACGATTCTCTCAGTACCCGTAGTTATCATAGGATTTCTTTGTTTAGCCATAACTAATATATCATACATAGAAACTCCATCCAATGAAGCAAAATCTAAAGGTGAACAATAGTAGTGATTACCTTCTTTACCACTGCTTAAATTCAAAGTGTTAGGTACTCTTCTTAACCTATTAGTCTGAATACCCGTTCTATCAAGAGTAGGATGGTCTTTAGCCAATTCGGTATAATATTGTTGAATGCATCTGATATCATTAACTCGCTCCCCATGTGCAATTATATGAAAACCTTTTCCACTAAAATAAGCATTGAACATTATATTTAATGACAATAGTTTCTTTCCAACACTCATAAAATCTCTATGTGCATTTTCTAAAGGCTCTCCGTGTGCATCAAAATCAAGAAACATCCTGTCAAGAACAACCGAAGAATCTATTTTGGTATTATCATTGACAACTTCAAAATCATAAACTGTTGTATAACAATTCATTCTTCCATTGTAAATATTAACCCAATCAATAAATTCTTTCTTATTCTTCACTATCTTTCTTTTCATCTGCGGTGCGTTCTTTAAGTGGCTTCCCGCCCAAACTTCCCTCGGAAACATCATTGTTTTCTTCCTCCTTATTTTTATTATTACTAAAGTTTACATTAGCACTTAGTAGTTTTTCTTTTAATATACTTGTCATTTCTATTTGAATCTGTTCGATGACAAGTGTTTGAAACAGTTTACCAAATGAATCATTCATAAAATCTTCAAAATTAATTGGGTCGGGAACAGGAATGTTCCATACTAATTCCAACATTTCTTTAGAACTTAAGTCGTGGTATATTTCATCTGAAAAACTTTTTACTAACTTAGTAGTATTAGTTAAATCTGCAAACGTCCATTCTCTAGAATTTAATATTTTTTCAACTTTATCTTTCATTTTAACACCGCCTTCATTCTTTCGTATTCTTTCCTAAAGTTCTCATGCGTATCTTGAATATCCACCGTTCCATTGTAAAATGTTCCATCAGGGTCAAAATCTGTTAAATGTTCCCCGACAAAATACCATTCGTCAAATAGTTTTGCTAACTCTTTATCTTCTTGAAAGAACTTACAATAACTAATACAACCTTCATATCCACCCCAATAGTGTTTATTCATGTGTTCACAAATATCAATCATACTACTTGCACTTACACTTTCATTTATTACTGCATCTATCATTTGGCGGTGAGTTAAATAACCCAACATATATACTACTTCATTTTTATTCATTTTCATTTTTTATTCCTCTCTCTATATTCTTTTTTTCTTCTAAAGTATTCTTTCCATTTCATTTTTTCCACCTCTTAAATATAGTAGATACTTTACCTATAAAATATATTATTTTTAAAGACCAACTATTTTTCATTACTCTTCCTCCAACAATATCAATTTCTGTAAATAAATTGCTAGGTCTAAAGCCTCTTCCTGAGCATGAATTAACCATGCTTTTTTTGTCAAATCAACTCTTTCCATTGTGGTATTATACTTACGTTCTCCAATTTCTGCTCTTGCTTCTATTTTTTTAATTACTATATCTTCTATTTCACTCATTTTCATCAAACTCTTTTACTACTACTACTGCTCTATTTCTTTCCATTTGGTATATAGTCCACATTCCTATTTCCATGTTATTCATATTTTGTTTATAGTGTTCGTCATTACAATCACCACACCAACTATCGTCTTCTTTAGGTGCTAATCTAGGATGGTTGTAATTTCTGTTTCCACAATTTTCGCAACGTGTGTAGGGGTCTTTATCATTAACTACTAATGCTAAAATTCTGATTCCATTATGATTAATCCATTTAACTTTCATTAATTTGATTCCCCCTTTTAGATAAATATTGTTTTATTGTTGAAACATTTGCTATAAACTCTTGACCTACTTGCATTGTCGGTACAGATTTAATCTCAAATGGGGCTACGTCTTTTTCTATATCCTTGTAAACTACAAAGGGAAAATGTACATCAGTCCAAGCCTTAAGTCCTTTACATGGCATACACCATGTTGCAGACCAAATAATAATCTCAACCATTAAAGCCACCCCTCATCTGCTCCGCCATCACAAATATCTAAGAAACTACAATAAGAACAGGTTCTAGCATTATATTTTGTCGGGAAAGATTTGTCTTCATATGCCTTTAGTAATTTTACTATGCTACGCATAACCGCTTTGTGGCTAGATTTCTTTTGTTCTTCCACATATATATGATTTGAAGCAGGGAATCTCCAACCCCAATGTGTTATTTGTTTTTCACGATTAAGACCGATTGCTTCTAACTGTTCGATAGGACAATTATCAAATAATAATTTATAATAAGCCATTTCCTTTCTCATCGGAGTTTTCTTATATTCTTTCCATTGACCTGTCTTTAATTCCATAGGGATATAACCATTTTTATCAACAAACATTCTATCTATTATTCCTTGAAGATGAATAACATAATCTCTCTTCAATGGGAATTTTGGATAATTTGCTCTGTTAATTATAATCTGAGCATCTAAAGTAATTTCATTAATGACAGGTAAGAACTCTTCTAATGTATTGTCTTCTTTAGCAACCATAAAACGTTGTGCTTCATTAATAGATAATGTCTCGTACATTTCAGACATATTATCAATAGGAAATAAACTAAACATATATTCTGTTACTTCTGCCATATCCATAGTTTCAGCCTTTTTAATATCAAAAACATTGTAGAAATCTTCTAAAGCATTGTGAACTAATGTTCCGTTGTGCATTGCTTCGGAGGTATCTTGAGGTTTTCTTTCTATATAACCAAACTCGTATTTCTTAGGACACCAATCAAACTGACCCAATGAAGATTTCGTTATCTTTAAGATTGGTTTATCAGTATCTTCTTCTTTCCACTTTGCATTCCATTGATAGGTAAAATCCCTATCAAAACCTTCCATCTTCTGTATCTTCATTAAAAATCATTCTCCGTATCAAACTTAAACTTTAAATCAGTTATTAAACTATCTAAACATTCTTCACAATCACAATTCCTATCATGTTCAGACCATGTTGGTTTTGTATTAATTTCATCGTTTTTGAATGAAATAATTTCTTGTGGTGGTTTTTCTATAAGTTTTATTTCACCTTTATTTACTGTTAATCCTATATATTCTTTTGAGTCAAAGAACATAGTTTCTTTTTTATTTTTATCCATTTTCATTTTTTTAACCTTCTTTTTATTTTTTCTTTTCAATAGTTTCTTAATTTTATTATAATCACTAACTATTTCTTTTTTGATAAATATACTCCAATTTATAATTTTTGCATATTTAATTTTCCATCTTTCTAATCTTCTCTGCATAGACCAAGATAGTTTCAAAACCACTCCCCCAAATTTTGATTCCTACTTCTAGTAATATTATCTATATTCCACCCCATTGCATTGTAGATAGGTTCTGCTTTACTGACTACTTGATAAGCATAATGTAAATAGTCAGGAGTAAAGTTGTTTAATTCTGATTCATTCTTAACTGAAATCCAAGAAGGGGTAGTGTCTTCTTGAGTTAAGGGATGAATGTAAGTATTCGTACTATTTTTAATTTTAAGATAAAGGTAAGAATCGTCTATTGGAGTATTGCTAAAAGAGTTGTAATACAACACTCCTTCTATACCCGAACCAATTGTAGGTTTCTTATCTTGTAATGTTCTAAGATTGGGTTTGTTACAACACTTCCACTTATTACTAGAAAAATTACTACGATGTTCTTTAATATTCTCAGTTATTTCTGATAGTGAGAAAACCTTTCCCCATTTCATTTTTTTACAATCTCCCATACATTTTACCTTAAACCTCTCTTCACGGTATCTTGTTCTATTGGTAAGCATAGATAATTCTATGTCTCCCGATAAAACTCTGTTAAATAACTCATGTAAGTAATTAGTAATAGTTTCTTCACTATCACCATCAACCCACATTCTCAGAACCTTTAGTTGAGTTTCTTTTGCTAATTTAGTTTGTGCAACTCTCTTAGCAGAAAAACCCGTAAGAACAAACTCATCTTCTTCAAGATATTCTCCATCCTTCCAAGAAATTAAACCTGCATTTCTATTCTTGGTTGCACCTACACCTAAAGATTTGTAATATTTTTCAAACTCTAAAGTAACAGGATGTTCCTCTAAACCTAATAAATTAGGAAAAGATTTCCTAACATGGTCGTTGATTTCACTACAAACTTGCTTTGCTTTTTCTATATCATCACACTGTACATAAATTGAATCTGTGTGTCCGTAAACTACTTTCATTTATCTAACACCATCCTATACAAATATTTAGTTTCTTTATTAGAAGACGATTCGGGTATCAATAAATCTTTTCTATCTAAATTATGATAAGCCATAATCCTACTAACAATATAATATACATTTTTTCTTGGAGAAGGTAAACCAAAATGTCTACCTTTCCATTTAGTGTTAGCATACCAATCGCCTTTTTCATATATGTCTATTGTTAACCCATCTTGAACGATTACATCAACTCTATCTTGTGTTTGGTTGTTCATTCTATACCACATTCCGCTAGGTTTTATTACAACCTTTTTCTGAACACCGTCAATTGTTTTTACTAATGTTACATCGTGATTGGTTAAATTAACTAATTCCGTCATTATAATTCCCTCGCTTTAAATGCGGCTAATCTAATAGCCTCTCTAGCACTAGCAGTAATACTAGCGGCTAGGTCTATATCAGCCCAACCAAATCCTTGATAGGCTGTAATACCGTAAAATGAAGCCATCAATCTCTTGACCGCCATTTGATTATTGTTCCATTTAATCTTATCATCTTTGGTTGTTGCTTCTTTCATATTCTTTTTGTATTCGTTTCTTAATGCCTTAAGTTCAATAAGAGACTTAGGTAATAGTCCTAATTTATCAGTATTGTAATACAACATCTTCTCTTCCTTCACTTTACTAAAATCTCTAGGTATTGCTAAGTTAACTGCAAACTCTGTTGGAACTTCTGATTTAGATTCCCATGAAATGTTTCGTGAAATAATCATTGATGGATATAGACCCGCAAAATCAAATGCTGCTACATTGTCATATCTGCCATTAGTGCCTTCTGTTAATGGGTTGTAAATCATTGCTCCATCATAATTAACCTTCTCACCTTTCTTACCTGTTGGTGCTTTCCAACTAGCATTACGCATGAAATATATTCCACCCATGTTACTTGCATAGAAGCAAGCATCGAAAGGAGCGATTAGTAATTTCTGTAATGCTAAAACTGAATCAATACAATGGTTTTCATCATCTATTCTTTTTATTAACTCAACATCCTTTATTGCATATTCTAAATATGTTTCAGTATCTTCTAACCAACCTCTAGCAAAGAACTCATTTTTGTCGGGGAACTTTTCGCTGACTAATTTTTTATCTCCTAAAATAGTTTCAGAAATATAATCTAAGGCCATAGAAGGTAATGTTCCTCTTTGTGAATCGTTCCATTGCCTTTCAAAAACTAAATCTAATGCTACTGTAATCATACCTTTAATTGGCTGAGTTATAGGAGAAGAACCGTTTACTTGTTTGGGGTATATCTTAACTTTATTATCTTTCCAAGAAACTCCTCTAACTTCATTAAAGGGAGATAACATTCGTGAATCAATATTATATACACTATTTCTCTCTATTAGTTTAGGTAAGTCGAATTTCCATCCGAACCATGAGATTAACATATCAGGTCTCTTCTGAATAAAATATGTTAAGAAGTTGTCAAGCATAGATTCTTCTGACTTGAATATTTTTAAGTTATAATTTTTTCTTAATTTGTAAAGGAACTCCATACTAAGTTTCTGTTCTAAGTTAGGAAACCAAGCGAATACACTATACTCATCATCATAACTATCGTATATTACTATACAAGTAATCTTGCCATCATGTTCTCCGCCTTGCATCCATTCCATATCCCAAAAACACTTACGCATTTTATAATCGGGGATAGAATTTAACTCATCAACAGCATACCGATAATGATGTGGTATGTCTGCTTCATAAGTATCAACTCCTAACTCTTCTAACTTTTCTCTAATCTGATATCTAAGACTAGGAGATTTAGTACCCCAAGAAACCTTCACCAAAGATTCACCTTCGAGAGATACCCAATCTCCTAATTCGTAAGTCAAGTCCACTTGAAACTTACCTCTTGTATTGTTATCTTTAACTAACAAATTAGTGTGTCTAGTTGAGGTAGACTTAATGAAAAAATAATGTTTGTAGTCTTTCAAAGAAACAGTTTCTTGTAGTCTGTTGTTGTTTTCATCTCTCCAAACTAAACCAATGCCATTTTTAATTTCATTAATTATCATACTCTTAACTCCTATCCATGTAAGGTGCTTTCAATAATATTCTATTAGGCGACACAAATAAAACAGGAGAGTCGTCTTTCAAATAAATATTAATTGCCGTTAAGTCAAAAAATCCGTGAAAGAAACCTGTAAACTCTACGGTTGATGGTTCACCATCTCTAGTTAATGTTATTACCGTAGTCTCATATTTATCTAAATCTGTTTTAATAGATGACATTTTTAATATATTGTTATTATAATCAAACTTATATCTAGCGGTATTGATTACATCACAGCCCTTTGTAGCGGCTGTTAAGACATCACTTAGAACGTGCAGTTTAGTTTCAAAGGTAGTTCTTCTAAACGTAGGGAATGTTACATTAACATCTCTTACTGTCTTTTCAAACTCAATTAACATATCAATCATAGGCTGATGGCTATGTTCAACTACTAATGGTAAAGTAGCATTTGATGACTCATTACTAATGTACAAGAAATCATTTGCTTCAATTGTAACCACCCCTGTAAATCCCTTTAAGTATTTAACAGTCTTCTTGATATCAACTACGGCTGAACCACTTTCAGTATCGGCATGAGTAGACTCTTCTAAGTCTTGCTTCAACCCACAAATGGTAGTATTGTCGGCATTCCATATTTGTATTGTGTTTTCACTAACAGTTAAATATGCGTTTGCTGATAACATACCGTTTTTAGATTCTCCACTGTCGAAGTATTTTCCCTTTAATGCTACACTTTCTATTAATTTACTCAGTTCCTTTGCTTCTATTATTATTTTCATTGTTATTTATCTCCATTATAATTCACCTGTCTTTAATTCAGGTATTCCATTCCATTGATTTCCTGTTTCTTCTAATACGAAGACAGGCCATTTTTTACCTACTAAATTGGAATTAGTTTTACTTGCAACTAAGGTTGCCATGTAGGTAGTTTTCTTTCCTAACTTTTGTTCTTTTATGTTTACTATTTGTAGTAGTTTGTGAGGGGTTGTTTTGTACCAATCGGGTACTTCACCTACTGCTACGGGCGCACCGATGCCTTCGTAGACGGGCTTCATATGTGTAATAAGAAACCTATTAGTTCTTAATGCTACAAAAGGATTAATGATTCTATCATAAATCTTATTTCTAACTTTCCAATCTAACGGACTTACTCTTACTGTATCTGAATCCTGTATTACAGAGCCGCTTCTTGCTGCATTTTTTACTAACGATTTACGAAGTACATCACTAGAACCTTCGTAGATTTTATCTACACCATCTAAAATTACAGCCTTTACGTTTCCTTCTTTAATTTGTTCTTCTAACATTTTAATCCAAGTAGAACAGTTGTGGAACGTTTCATCCCAATTCATTGAACCATCTTCATTCCAAACATTAGGAACAAATACTCTTATGTTCTTATCCCTATTCCACGCAGAATCCCAAGTAGCAGTAGAACCGTCATCTAGGTCTAGTATTTCTACTGTCATACCTTTCTTAATTTCTTCTTCTGTTCTACAATCCATTGCTAAACCGGATTTACCAACTTTAGGATTACCTGTAATTCCTAATAAAAGGAACTCTTTTTCTCTCTTCATTCTGTCTTGTATTTGTTGCATTATTATTTTCTTTCTTTCTTCATAACTCATTGTCATTCTTATCACCATTTATATTATAATCAAAGATATTTGCTAGTTCACCTAAATCTTCTTCTTCTACTACTATTCTTATTTCTTTACCGGAAGAGAAATGGAACTTAACCCAATATTGTCCTGTAATGTCATTTAGTTTTCTAGTAGTAAAGTCAACCTTACTTACATTAAACCAATAACTACTTCCTTTAATTACTGTTTCATTTATTATTTCATATTCTTTCATTTTATATTCTCCTTTTAATTTAAAGGGTATTGCACCCTTATAGCCAACAATATGTGCATGACTACACTTTTACATAATCAGTCAAAGAACCAATCGTCTTCTTCTGATTCAACGTGTTCAATTAGTTCGGGGCTTCCGCCTCTAGCACTAATAACATAAATACCACTAACATTAATTGTTACAGGTCTTAATGCGCCTTCGTCATCTGTTCCTTGACTTGTTCTGCCAACTACGATAACTTCTGAACCAATACCAAAATCAATTACTAATGAAGATGGAATCCAACAAGTAGTTGCTGTAAAACCATCATTGTCAAAATTGAACTCAGTAGTTAAATCATCAATGTTAATGATTCTATTACCGTTACCTGTTGGTGTCATATTAATACTAGTAACTGTACCATCAGTAACAACATAACGCTGTTTGTATGGTCTAGATGCAGCATTACTATGAGCCTGTTCTAAGTCAACTAATGGGCTGTAATTTTCAGTACAGTATTCCATAATTATGTCTTGTACAGAACCGAATGGTACTCTCTTTCTATCGTCTTCTTCTGCTAAATCATCGTTAAGAATTAAAGACTCCATTGTTCTAGATTTACCACCAAAGATAGTACTATAATCTTCGTTCATAAAGAACGCATCAAAGTGTACCCATTCAAAAGTATTAGGTGTAAAGGTAAGAGATGAATCACCTTTGTAACTAAAAGCGAATGCTCCCATCCTACCATCTACTTCACCAACGAAAACTCCGGTTCTTCTCCACTCTGAAACAGGTGTAGGTTTACCATAGTTCTTCTTATTCCAAGCAGCATCATTAGTATTTAATGGTACTAAGAATAGACCATTATCTAATGCTACATTATTTTCAGGTAATGCTTCCATAACTTTGACTCTTTCTTCATTGTCTCTCATCATTCTTCCTTCAAACTTTCCGTCTTCTATTTGTGCAAAGATTGCAACTTTTCCAAGAGAGTAAGTTAAATCACTATCTCTATTGTACTCTTTTACTACTCTATCTCTATCCAATGCCATTATATCTACTGCATCATTTAGCGATACAAAGAACCCAAATGCTTTCTTATAGAAAGAATTGTTCGTATTGGTTTGTGTCTTTTCGCGGTTTAGTATGTTTCTAGCACTACTAAAATATTGTCGCCAAAGTCCTCTAGCCAATAGAGGTTCTTTAGATGCATCGAGATTGTTCTTAGTACATATGTCCTCGAACTTACTCATAGCATCTGACTCGGATAAACCGAGCAGTTCTGCTGCTTTCATTATTTCATTTTTCATTTCTTCATTCATATTATTTTCTCCTTTTTTTCCTTTCGTATTTTATTTCAACCAATCCTTCGGCTGCCATTACTAATCCGCAAAGCACCCAAAAGAAATTGGAATCTACACTAATGTAATTTAACGTGTTTAATATTGGTAGTATAATTAGTGCTATACCACCTAACACGATTATCTCATATCTAAGTATGAGATGTTCAAAGTCATCTTTGTCAACAACTCCATCTTTATTAAAGTCAAAGAATCTTTTTACCATCTTCTTCTCCCCCTGTTACTATCTAACATTTTAATTAATATTCTCAATCCAATCAACCCCAAAAATAACTCTATCATTTTATCATTTGTCCCACCATCCAAGATGCCAAGACTTTAGGGTTCATATTATTACTACGCCATTCTGTTTCGCCAATTATACGAAGCATTTTGAACTTGTAACTAGAATCACTTTCAGTTTCTAGAACTGTTGTATGTAAATTAATACATATAGTCTTCATGTCTGTTGAATCGTAAATCAATTTATGCACCTTCTCTAAAGCATTTTCATAGTTATTTTCATTTATCATTGTTATAATTTCAGAGTATGGTTTCATATTCATGTCTATTTGATATTGGAGAGTTCGTTTACTTGCCGATGAAGCCTGTAATTCATTCAACCCTCGTCTTAAGTCCCCTTGTAAATATATAATAAACTTATCTAATTCCTCTTCTGAATGTGTATTTATGTTCTCTTTTGACAAGATTTCGGACATTATGTATTTCATGTCTTTATTGTTAAGACGCTTAAAGTTGTAATTAGCGCACCTTGACATTAAAGGATTAATAATTTTATGTCTATCATTACAAGTAATGATGAACCTACAATTATCAGCATACCTTTCCATAATTCTCTTCAATGCATTTTGTGCATCTTTAGTCATACCATCCATCTCATCTAGTAAAATAATCTTAAAGGGTACATCACCAATTCTTTTAGTAGAAGCAATCTCTTTGATTCTATTTCTTACTGTCTCTAACTTCCTATCATCAGAAGCATTAATCTCAAAGAAGTTATTCTTTCTGTTATCTTCTAGTATTCCGTTTGCTAAGGAAATAGCAGCAGCAGTTTTACCTACACCCGCTACACCGTACAATAAAACATTAGGCATTTCTTTATTGGCAACCCAATGTTCTGCATCTAATACAAAATTAGTCTGTCCTATTATTTCATTAAGTCTTGTTGGTCTATATTTTTCAGTCCATAATTCACTCATTGTATCGCCCTCTGTTTCAAACTTTTAGTTGTAATACCATTGGCTTTATCTTTAGCCATTCTTTCTTTGTAGGTTCTTAGACCATAAGTAATAACGTCAATAGGTTTGTCAAACAAGCCTCCTATCCTAGAAGGTTCAACTACCATACAATCACAAAAATCACAACATCTTCCTAATGCAATTGGTTCAGCGTTATGGCCTTGTGTGCGGAAAACTTTACCAAATAACATTTTATGTTCTATGTTTTTTAGGCAAATAACACATTGTAAAATTTCAAAACCATCTTTAGTTTTCATTACTCTTCTTCTCCTTTTAACAAAATCATCTTTAGTTTTCATCACTCTTCCTCTCCTTTTAGTAATAATAATTTAGATTTAAGTCGGTTAACTTCTGCTTGTAAAACAGGCAGTTCATTTGTTAGTTTTAGAAACAGTTCGTTTTGTTTCTCTAATAAATCTAACATTTTATCCATTCTTCTTTTATACTTTCTATCATTCAATTGTTTTCTCATTTTTATTCCTCTTTATTTTTATAACCACTTATCTAAAGTGGGTGAAGGTAATACTACCTTCTTTGTTTCTATTTTTCTTTTTTCTCCAAGTTTCAATAATCTACATTCTGAATTATCTAACTTAGTCATTGCATATTTTTTGAACTTATCATCTTTCAATAAATCTTGTAACAGATAAGTTTCGTGTCTTCTTAATCCTAACCTACTAGCAATACTACCTAACTTAGAATACTTTCTTCTAGTAGGCATTACCATCTTAGCACTAAGTTTACCGTTATGAGAATATGCTAACAACTCATAAAAGTAAGAACTATCCCAACGTCTTTTCACATTATTATCAATGAATGCTATTTTGTTTGGGTTTATGTTTGGAACAATCCAAGATAATATTTGGTTATCTGCGGGACTATTCATCTTTAATTTAAGAGCGACTTCATCTCTATCTCTATTAGTTAGATACTCTCTAACTAAGGTGAACATATCTAAATCATAATTGATAGGTTCATCTGCTCTAGGAGATATGTTTAGAACATCTAACTTTTCTGTTGGTCTTTTCATATCACATAGGTTATACAAAGAAGTTGGTACTGCCTTTTTACTATCAGTAATTAATACAACTTGACCTGCGTATTCTAATACTGTTCTTCTTATTAAATCAGTATTGGGTTTGTAATGCATCTCGTCAATAATAATACCTACATCTTTAGGGATACTAAAGTTATCGGTTATGTTATATTCGTTAGCATACATAACTATGGGACTATCAGATACAAAGGACATAGCCCTTTTCATTTTATCCATTTTTGTATTGCCTAGTACTATTATTGGTTTACTCTTCGTGTGTTCTTTGCTTATTTTTATTAGACTCATTCATTCTCACTTCCATTATTTGTTCATAATTAACATCACATTTTTGACATTGCACTTGTATTATGTACCACTTCAAATTGTTTTCTTCTACGACACCCGCATCACAATGAAAATTATTATTTCCACAATCTTGACATCCTTCCCAAAGTATTTGGTGTATGTGATAACCTAATATTTCGGTATCGTTAACTGAATCAACAGGTTTGTTTTCTAGAATTGAAAGGTTGCACATTTCGCAAATATGTTTACCGTTTTTAGTAGGTCTTAAATCACATCTAGGACACAACTCTTCTTTCTTTTTCATATTAGATACCCCTTCAATTCTAGTATTTCATCAAGACCATCCATTGTCTTGTGTCGGTTAGTATCTATTATGTCTTTGACTTCTTTAAAGACATCCCAATTATTGTCAAATGATACGGAAGACATATCATATGTCTTTAAAAATCTATTTATATCATCTGACTTAGTTATAGTTAATATTGGCCTTTGTCTATTTTTAGATTCTGATATTTTATATTTACTTTGAATATTATTTTGTAAGAAGCAACGGTGTAGTGCCTGTAATCTTCCACCGTTACTCCTAAAGACTATTGATAATTTTACTCTATAACCTAAACTATACCTTTCCGCTTTGATAATTGATACAGTCGGCTTTGCTATTACAGAACAAACACCGAGAACAATATTACGGTCTAGCATATCAATCCCTTGTGCAATAGGTAATTAATATTTTACCTATCGTATTTTCTATATCATATTTTTTATATCTTCTATTGTGTTACAGTTGTATGGATGTTTGTCATTCCTAATTCTAACTACTCTAGGGAATCTCAAGCCATAGTTACCATCAGAATCCTGTGATATTAAATCACATTTAACTTCTAAAACTATTCTAGGTAAAACATGGTAAACATCAGAAGAATATTTATCAATTATTTTTCTAAGTTCTGTTGTTAAATACAGTAAATCTCCATCAGATAACCCACTACCAACATTACCTACACTTTGATAACCGTTTTCAGTTTTGGCGGATATACCAAAAGAACCAAACCAACCCGACCTTCTACCTTCACCATACTTAGCAGAAGTTATTACTAAATCTAATTCGATTCTAGGCGGTTTGTGTTTCAGAATATTATTACTTCTACCACTTTTATATTTTGCATCTAAATCTTTTATCATAATACCTTCAAAACCACTGTTAATAGATGTGTTATAGGCTGCTTCAATTGTTGTTTCTTTGGAAAAAGACCACACTCTATTTTCAATGGGGAAATCTTTCAGATGAATAAGACGTTTTTCATATGGTTCATCAATTAACAGGAATCCCATGTATTGTATTATATCGAATATAACCATTTTAACAGGGCATTTAAGCATGGCTTCTTGTTTATCTTTAGCGTGAACCCTAGCGGCCATTTTCTTATGTGGTGCGGGGTCTATGCTACCATTTTTAATGACAGGATATATCTCAGTATCTAAAATGCAAGTACTAGCGTTGAATTTTTTTACTTGTTCTACTACATCAGGAAATTGATTACTTACTAATTTACCCTTTCTATTAAAAATTAATACATCAGATTTATTTTTGTGTATTTGATATCTATTACCGTCATACTTAACATCTAAAATATAATTTGTTGGTAGATTATTAGAATACGGTTTTGCTAAAGAGGGCTTTAGGAACATTCCTGTTTGAATGCTAGTTGGTGGTTGTTTTCCTTGTTCTAAAAACTGAAAAACAGTAGAAACAGGTTGTATAGAAGATAAATATTCTACTCTTTGATTAGGAAACCTTCTTTTTACTGCTTTAATCACAGTAGAATTAGAAACATTATTTCTAGGAGTCCTTAACCAATAACGAATGAACCATTTTATTTCTAAACTAGACATGTTATTAATTGACTCAGCAAAAAGAGTATAAGAATCACTATTTATACTAGAACAATCTAAGGTTAATAAAGAGAACAATTGTTTAATTGTGTAATTACTTTCTTTCCCATTAGGGAGGAACTGATACATCCCTTCTCCTATATCTCCCCACATTTCTTCTTCTTCTTTAACCTCTGAATCAAATAATTCTAAAGCGTTTGCTATCCAAGTTACTGCACGTTTATTTCCAATAGAATTAACTTCTAAATTAAGACTAAGTATATCAATAACAATTTTAGGATTAGTAAACGAACTAAGAGATTCGTCTATTATTCTAATTTTGTTTGTTGTACTGTTTTGTAATTCTAATGCTTCACACATTCTTGCAAATCTAATTAGACTCATCCTTATTCGCCTCATTTTTATTATTTATTTTTTCCAACGCTTTAATTAACGTAGGTAATTCTTCCATATTTATTCTAACTCCTTTTCTTGTTGGCTTTCCATCTGAATACCATCTTACATCTACGACTTCTACTTTCCAAAACTCTCCTGTTTTGATTAGTAGTTCGGTAGTAGCGTTGCGAGGAACTCTCGCTATTATATCCATATCATCACTCATGTAAACCAACCTTCCTTAAATCTAGTAAGTTCTTTCTTTGTAGTGAAATATCTAGGTGATTCTAAATCATCTAATCTATTGGCAATCCAAATAACCCCACCTAAACTGCTTATCTTTACGATTTCATATTGTCTTTTTTCATCACACTCAAATACTTCTTCTGTATTTACTTCGGGAACTAGACCATAGTTTCTAGATAGTTCTAATGCAATAGATTCTAAATGATTAGAAACATATTTTACTATTAGATTTCTTTGTATTGGGACTTTAGCATCAACTACCATTTTCATCTTGCCTGTCATATCACAAACTTTACATTTATTTCCTTCACAAATAGGACATAGTATTTCAGCAGGTAGTGGGGCAGGGAACTGAATAGTAACCGCCTTGTGTTTAACCATCAGAAACCCTTTTCCCTACAATAGCATTCGTAGCAAAAACCATGCCGATAAACGGTATCTTCACAATAAAGACAGACACTCACTCTGTCCCTCTCCACTCTCTATATGTAACAGTATAATTAATTGTTATGTCATAGGTGAAATCAGAGAAGTATAGGTCTGCTGTTCCAATAGAAGGAGCATAGCCGCTAGACCAAAGATAATCATATTGAACAATATCGGCATTAAGCCTGTGTGTGTAATTTATGTTTTGAGACACATAACCTCCAACTTCAAAGGTGTAGTTATGGAAAGTTACAGTATTATTATCTACTGTGAAACTTAAGTGAGTTACAGTATAGTTACAACTAATTACTTCTAACCATGTTGTTGAATTGCCCAATGTGATTGTAGGTTTAGTTGCATTTTCATCACCAACCAATACTGTAAAAGAACCTTCTAATGTAGAAGAGTTAGGAATAACTCTATCTTCATCTGTTGGAGGGTCGGGAATAATTTCACCCGCACACCCTGATAACATTACTGCTACCAAGAATACTAATCCAAATTCTTTCAGTGTTGTTTGTCTACTATTTTCTTCATTCATTTAAATGCACCTAACCCTTGTTGCCCGTCTTTCGGATTACCGAAATGCCTTTTAAGTTGTTCTTTCTTTTCCTTTGCTAAATCCTTTTCATGTTGAACTCTCATCATTACATCAAACGCTTTAGATAATTTCTTATCGTCATTTGTTAATCTAACTAAATCTCCTACATTGTTTTCATAGAGACATTCATCTAATAATTTTCTCATGTAGCAAACTAAATCTGTAAGTTCATTATTATCTTTAACTAAGGTCTTTACAGCCTTAGCAATATTGTTTGTGTTCTCAACTAATTCTTTACCATCCATTTATTCTTCACCATCCGTTGTAGGTTCTATATCATCAAAAATTGTCTGTTGCAATAAACCATAGAAAACTTTCTTTGCAGAATAAGTCCCTTCTTCGTATTGTTCATTATTCATGTTAACCGCTAGGTATTGATTATCTCCTAATACTACTGCACTCTTCATTATAGGTTGCCATGTGTTAACAGTTCTCCAATCTGTACTGCTTAAGTATGCTTCACCGAAAGGATGAGTATGAATCCAACTCTTAATCGGTATTCTCATTGGTGCGCCATTTACTAGTTCGTCTTCATGTCCTTCAAAGGATACAAAGGCAGGTGTTCCGCTACTAATATACAAATCATCTTTGTCATCTATTACTACTTGAACTTCCATACCATTTAGAACTTCATCAGACATCTTCCAAATAGCGGATAAGAACATTTCTGTATCTGCACACGGTCTAATAAAATTAACACCGCCTTCGGTTTTTAGCATATCAGAGTAAACATCTCTAATATGTTGTTTCCAATCAAACTCTTCCATTGCCTTTTCATTTTCTTCATTATTTATTTCTTCTTTTATTTCTTCTTTCATTTTTATATTCCTCCCATTTGTTCTACCATAAAGTCTTGAGAGTTCTCAAATTCATGGAATGCTCTATGTCCGGCTATGAAACCACCTGCGTGTCTTTTAGTTCCTAAGAACTTTTCAAGACAAACAGGGCAACATACCTCTACAATTTCTGCTTGTTTATAGAAACCATCTGTTGATATTACATTAACTATGTTTCCTACATCTTCTTCTATTAAATCATCTATTTCTGTGTCTTCTTTACTCATACATTCACCACCATTTTGTCTGCTACGTCATTATTATCATTGAACCAACGTTGAATCCACTGTGTCGCAATACCCGCTATGGCAATGTGCATAGTACTAATATCTTTAGCCGAACCATCCCAATCACCACCTTGACAACTGAATGAACCTTCAGCACCGACAAGTAAATCGGGTATTAGAATTGGATTGACCTTGTAGGAAATCAATACTCCGTTCCTACCTTGCGCTCTAAGGTCTAACCACTTAACAGGACTGTCTTCACCATGACCTACTTTATACATTAGTTTTCTTGCTGCTAAATTATCTACACAACAAACAACTAAATCATATTTCTTTTCAGTTAATTGTTTTGCTGTAAGTACTTGATGTTCTCTTGTATCTGTTATTGCAGGTTGTATTCCTATTTTGTTACCAAGCACTTTTACTTTGGCTTTACCAATATCTTCTACACTAAAGTTTTGATAGGATAGGTTCTTTTCTTCTACCTTATCATCATCGTAGATTGTAATATCATACAATGCCTGTCTTCCTTCGCTAATTCTTTCTAGGAAAGATGCTAGGTAACTACCTATTCCACCTGCTCCAATTATCAATAATTTTCTTTGTTTTAATTTCTTTGTTTTCATTCTAATTCCTCTTTTTCATATATTTCTTTTGGTTCTGTTTCAGAAAGAGACAAGTGATATTCTCGTTCTGTTTCCCATAAGTTTGTAAAGATTAGTAGTTCTTTATCTGTAACAGTAGCGGTAAAAATAGTGCCGCTTTGCATATGAATATCTAATTCATACTTTGCCTTAGACAAGACCCCTTTCTTTGCTATTTCTCTTATGGAAAAAGCAGTACAATAATTAATATCTATTGTAGTTCTTCCTGTTGTTGTTTCCATTGTCATTTTTCTTCTTATCATTTTATCTTACTCCATTCATTATATTTTTTGTTGTATAAGACCTTAATTTATTCTTATTTAAATTAAGATTATTACACATTTTTCTTGCTTTTTCTCTTATTGTTACTTCACTAACTGTACTGCAATCTGCAAGTCCTAGTTGTGTAATACTTCGTGAATTGTAGTTCTGTCCTACAATCCATAATGCTGCTACTATATCACTAGTAGTAAAGGTTAAATCAAAATTGTCATAAGATTGTTTTGCATAATCCACAAAATTATAACAATCCATTCTAATATCCCCTTCTATCTTTTCTTTAAATCTAGTTTTTTCTCTAGAGTTTAGTTTATCTATAATACTAGAAACCATTTCGTCTGTATTTAGTTGACTAAATATGTGCGGTTTACCAAACTTTCTAGTTACTCTTTTAGTAGTTCTCATAATATTCTTTATTGGAACTTTAGTTCTCTTAGAGTAATCTTTGAGAGAGACGGGAACTCCTCTTTCTTTTAGTACATAATATACAATACCTGCTGCTACATCATCTAAAGGTAAACCTCTAACTAAATGTTCATCTTTTAATATTCTATATTTTTTAATAACTTCGTTTTTTAATTTACCGCCATTGTAATATGAAAGATAAATACCCGTAGCAACTAATACTTTATTTTCTGAATCATTATGATTAATTCTTATATTGTTTGTTATCAAACTATAATCAGTTTTACTTTTAACATCCTTCCTTTGAATAATAGAACCTAATTTACTTAGGTCACTAGTTCTAGAGTAAACCCCTCCGCTACCACTTTTACCATCATCTTGAATAAAAATAGTTTTAGTAGTTTCTTCAAATATATTTACTGATAATATCAAACCACAATCAGCACAAATAGTTTCACCCATTCTTTCATCGAAAGTTGTAGTGGTGCAATTACATTCAACACATTTCATTTCATCACCATTATCCTACAACAATCGCCATCTTTGACCCGAAGGTCGCCTAGTTCTTTTTTACATTTATTACATATTTTCATTTAATTATTCTCCTTCATTCTTTTCTTGTGTAAGTATTCGTCACATTTTATCTGAGACCAATGGTTTAACTTACTTCTATCTAATCTAGGCATAACCTTTTCACCACTTCTTAATTCATCTGTTATTAACGGTTTAATTGTGTATAAATGATGTGCTGCTACATCTTCGTTTATCAAAGCCAACGCCCTTGCTGTCAGTTGGTCTCCGATACTAGCACCTTTAGAAACGTTGTCAATACAAATAGAACCGGAAAGTTTCATACCGTGCCAACTCCGATTACCTCTTTCTGTTTCATCAGAAAAACCAACAATCTGATGTGTAGAAACATCTTGATTACCTCTTTTCATACCATCACCTGTATAGGTAATGACCCAATCAGAATATTTACCATGAACAAACAACGCTTTATTCTTAGGATTTTTAAATTGTACGAAGTCAATCTGAGGAGTTTCTGCTGCAATATCAAATAGTAATTTGGTTGCTCTATCTTCCACAATATCAGAAGTTCTATGTTGTAGTAGCCATTGTTTCATTTTTTCTAATTCAGTTCTTGTTGGTGGACTACCCATTAATTCAGTCCAGAGGAACTCATTAGTTACCCCTATATTCCATTTCTTACTTCTTTTCTTATTGAACTTAAAGTAATCAATAAAGGTATTTAATTCCTTAACCGATAATACCCCCCAAGTACTATCAGATATTTCTAATACACATTCCTTGTCGCTTATTAATTTGGTATTAATAACAACATCAGTCTTACGGAAGTTTTCAGAAAAATGATATGGTGTTCTATTTTCTAAGGCATAAAGAACATTATGAGGAAAGGTAGTTACCTTTTTCAAATATTCACGCATTTGAACTGAACTTCTAGATAAAGAACCTCTTATAATTATTTTACCTATTGCGTTAACAATATCTGTTTTGTTTTTAGCAATAGTGTTCATGTAGTATCTATTATTTGTCCTACCATAAATTATACGAACATTACCATCAAAATACTTGAAAGTAATACTATTCATAAAATCTTCTTTATCTCTATCCCAATCTTTCGTAGGGAAAAGTCTCCTTTCGATTTCTCTAGAAACTGTTCTAAGAACAGGGTCAACACCCGAAGAAACGTTATTCATTGTAACAGAAGGACAATTGATACAATGTTCACCAAACTTATTTAGACTCTTACTTGAGTATTTGAACACTTTACTATCTCTCATTTCTTGTCTAGTTGCTATGTGAGTTCCACCAAGTAATCCTAATTTTTTTCTATTTTTAGAAGTCGCTTCTTTGTCAAGAGTACTAGAGTAGAAAAACCTATATTTATGTTTTTGTCTGCTTGTTATTCTAAGTAAGAAACTAGATGTAATTTCATTTCCACCATCACCTACTGTCGGTATTATAAACTTTATTTTCATTTTTTTCGCTCCATTTGTTTTCTTTATTATTTTTAATTTGTTTTGTTGAATAGTAGATAAAATCGCGTAATTCTTCTACTGTTTTGATTGTTGAGTTGCCATGAACAATATGACTAACTATGCTATACCATAATAATTTATATGATATTTTTTTAGTCTCCCTTCTCCAAAAGGAATACCAAAGGTCTCTTTTATTACCCGCACCTTTTATTGTGTTTAGTAAATCTTTACTACAAAGAAGAACATATTCTTCATCGGGTTTATTCTTGTTGTAATAATCCATCATTCTTCACTTTTTTTTCATGTGTATTTTACAGTAATCACTACCTCTATATTTTCTAATTTTACATTTTTCATTTTTACTTGTAATGCCCTTACACCTTTCTTCCATTGGTGGATTACGCATACAAGAAAAACATAAATTAGTTGTAGAATTTTTCCTTGCGGTATGATTTCTTGTTCCTAGTTTTTTATTACAATTTCTACATTTCATTTTTATTCCATCCTTTTTTTTTTGATAGGCTTCCCACCTATCTGATAACATCTCCCGTTATTGGGACTACTAACATTAACATATAGTAATTACCGATAGACATTATATTCTATGGTAAGATAAGATGTAAGACATCTTGACTGACTTATTGGTTTCCGCCAACTATTGCTTGTACTAGATTGACAGATTCAACATCATCCCAATTAATATCGTTAACAGATTCACGGCTAACCATGTCTCCGTCAACATATACCCAATGGGTTGGGTGTTCTGCCAACTGTTCAATCATTTCAGATGCATTAACATCTAAATCAGTATGTCCTGTTTCATTCATTATTCTCAATTTCATTTTTATTACTTCCTTTTTTTTTGGTTTCAACTATGTTCAAGACTGTGTTGATTGTCTTTGTTGCTGCAATGTTGTTTCTAATTGCGAGATGTAAGATTTTAACTCTTTCTTATCACCAAGCAATTGTATTTGCATTGCTTCATAAACTTCCATCTTTTGACGGAAGTCTTGAATTGTTTTCTCAAGATTTTGAGCGTATGTTAAAAGATTTGTGTAATCTCCTTTCATGCTCTCAATAATCTGCTCGCTAGTTATTTCCGGTTGTTTTTCTTCTTTCTTTTCTTTCTTTTTAGCCATTTTCATGCACCTCGTCATCTCCTAAGAGAACATCATTACGTCTTTGTAAGATATTAATAAGACTATCGCATTGTTTAGGTGAAGGTCTCTCCATTCTAACAACTCTTCTTCTCATATCTCTTAGAAATCTTCTTTCCCAATTATTTTGGGCTTCGCCTGTTGTAAAGGGTCTAATGCCGAAGTATCTGCAACCTTGTAGGAATTGCAATTGATTAATATCTTCTTCATTAGTTTGAATAACTGCATCACGGATGTGTTTTTCTAACATATTAAGTTCTTGAATCCTAGAAGAATCTTTTTCATCTTCCTTAAGAATCCGTTGTTTTATTTCAGATAGTTTAGAATTAAAGAAAAATAAATCTCCCATAAGTTTATCATTCGGTGTTCCTCTTTTAGAGTCTCTCTGTCTTTTATTATTGTCGGGATGATTCCATCTCCAAACAATAGAGGCCATTTCATATTGAGGGTCTGTTATATCAAAACCATTACCACTTTTACGGATAAAAGTTTCCGGTCTATATTCTTTCAAGGTTTCGTCCCAATATGTTTTACCTGTTTTCTTGACGTTAATTCTCAAATCAAAATCCTTTATATTATTAAATAATCTTTTAAACATCTCTCCGTTTTCTTCCCACCAAGCATCTTTTATTAAAGTTTGAACAGCATTTTGCTTCCATTCTTCAATCATCTTTTCAGTGATAGTTCTTCTATCAATTTTTAATTTCTCTTCCATGTGTCGAAGAACCATCCAATTGTTGATACAAGTTGAACCTACAATTTCTAATGTTCCATTCTCAGTATTCTCAATTTCAAAATGATAAACTATATCATGTCCACAAAGACAAGAATTAGGATGTCCTGAAACATGATTCCTTGTGCTTTCACTAGAAGATTCTCTCCAAACATTTCCTGTAATTCTCCATTCTTTCTTTGCTTCTTCGTAGTCATCGGAATTAGATAATTCTAGTAACTTGTTAGTTAATCTACTATAAGTAGCCATTATTCCATCCTCTCATTTTGACGTTGTTCTCTAAGAAAACCATCTAGTAAGATATCTATATTCTTATACAATGCTTCGGGTAAACCACCGATTGTTTTACGATTTAATGATAACCAAATCAAATGATTTTGGTTTAATACAACCTTAACTTCATCATCCTCATTCATCGTTATTACTAACGGAGGCATCTCATCATCATTCACCATTCTAAATTCTACATTTCTTTCCATATTTATTCCTCTTCTTCCGATATTCTATTCCAATGATTATTTAAATCTCTAGTAAAATACATTTCATTATCCTCACCGAACCAACATACTGTTCCTGAGTCAGCAACTTTACTTCTTACTATTTTGATTACTGCTTGATTATACTTGTTAATCCAAGTAATACCTCTCAAATCTTCAATACCATCCGGTATTGGGGCTGCCATTCTTAATTCTTCATTTCTTTTCTTTCTTTCTTCTATATTCATTTTTCATTCTTCCTTATACATATCGGTGTAATCTTTTAATTCGTTAACTACACCATCCATTGTTGCACCTATTACTGTAAGTGCATCATCTAGAATTACTCTCCTCATCATGGATAGATGAGGGAGTTTTTCATAAGCCTCCACTAACTTATTGTAGTGATGTTTCATTGCTTCTAGATTTTGTATTAATTCTTCGGTCATTCCTCTTCCCATAGTTCATCTTCTCCAAGAAGGGTTTTTTGTTCCTTGAATCTACTAATGACCTTTTTTAGATTCTTAGGGCTAGTTGCTGTAATAAAATTCTGTCCACCTTTGAGGAAGATAACTATTTTATAGACATCCCCCGATTTAGTGGCCGGATAAATAAACTTAGTTAAATCATCACTCGGTTTTAGTTTACTCCAAGTAAACGCTTGAACATCGTCCAAACAAACTACACCATTTGTAAATCTTGCGTAATGTTTTCTACTAAAATCTTCAACCATGATTGACAACTCAATCACTCCGAGTAGGTTTGGGGTCAAAACATTTCTTACATTGAAAACCGTTTTCATTACTCCAAATTTTTCTAATTTTATTACAGTTTATACATTTTTCTACAATTATATTCATTTTTATTCCTCTTCCTCTTGAAATGCTTTCGTGATAGCAAGAATTAAATTCTTATGTTTTGTCATATCTAATTTTCCGTTGAACCTTTTGTCATCATCGAAGACAAACGTTATACCTAATTTACCTTTAGGTATCGGGTCTCGGAATATTAGTATCTGTGTTCCATTTTTTATTTCATTTATTATATCCATTTTTATTTCTCCTTTGACTTTCTTTAATCATCTGTTCTAATGTAAGTCCATAGTCCATATGTTCTTCCGGTAGTGATGATAACCTACTACCTTGAAGATTTCTTAAAATAGAAATAATGTTTGCTGCTGCTTTAGCAAAGCGTTTTTCAGCCACACTATCACCTTTTGGGATGCCCTTTTCTCTAACCTTTTCAATTGAAACAATAAAGTTTTCATTGTTAGGATTGTGAATTATCGCTCTTATTATTTCATATTCTGCGTGTTTAACATTTTTAAATCTCATTGTAATTTCCTCATTCTTTTTATTATATTTGAACACAAAAGTTTTACTTCTGCACGTTTGTTTTCTACATGGTTCTCAGGCCACCAAGAAGGAGGACTAGTTTTCCAATCTCCTATATGCCATTTATCATCTAAATAATATTGGCGATATTTTCCTACTATGGACATATCATCGAAACCTTCTGTTTTTCTACAAGACATATCTTCTGATATTGCTATTGCGAAAGGCGTTAAACCAATGTCGGGTAAATCATTGAGAACATTAGCCCATAAGTCATTATGTAATAATAATAATTTCTGAACCTTATGTTTCTTTCCATATCTAACTGTATATTCAGCACATAATGCTGCGGTATGTGTTAGTAGGAAAGAGAAGTTTTGTTTACTTTCTCTAGCCCAAATAGTACAGGGATGATTCAACATTACAGGTTTGAATGGTACATTTTCATATCCCAAATGGTCTGCTATTGTTGATAACATTTGTAGGCTCTCAGTTGGCATTTTAACAACGTGTTTATTGCACATCATCTTAGCACATTCTTCTGCATCTTCTGATAAGATAAATATATTCATTTTAATTCCTCTATTTCTATTTTAGGTGTGGAAATCAAAACTTCGCTATCGGTTTTTCCGATTGCTACATTATTGTCTCCACTTTTTTCGTTTCGTACACTTTTTCTAAACTTTCTAATATCCTTTAACAATACTAATAGTGTTACAGAGATAACAGAAATAGAAATAATTTGTGCATTTTGAAAAAGTAATTCTAAATTACTATCTGTCTCTTGTCTCAGTTCTAGTTTTGTTGAGTTGAAAATTCCCAAAAAACCAAAAAAAAGCAGGGAAGAGTAAGTTAAGACTTTTCTCAACTTACTCAACCCCCTCTTCGTCAATACCGTGTTTATCAAAGAAATCTACTGAATCAATATATTCAACATAATCTTTCATAGAACATGGTAAGCATTGTTCTATTTCGATACCGCCTTCTGCTTGCTGTACTGCTATAATTCCTCTATCATTACATTCTTCACATTTAACCAATTCTTTCACCTACATAATTCAAAGTCTTCTTTGCTCTTGTGATTGCCACATAACAAAGGTTAGTCTCTTGTTGTTTGTCTGCATCAGACTTAGCCATAGGATGAGGCATAAGTTGAGGCTCTAAAATCCAAATGTTATCTTTTTCTAATCCCTTTGCTTTGTGAATAGTAGCAAAGATAACACCACGTTTCTTTCCATCACCAAAGATTGCTTTGATGTTATCAAGAATACCTTGAACAGTATTTGCATTTCTAGTTAGATAAGTAATGCATTGTCTCTTATCATCAAGAGATTGAACTAATCTTTCTTTGTCTGCTTTTCTGAATACATCCATTTGATATTCAATATGTTTGTTAAGCAATGGTAAGAAATCAGATACTAACATATCGTTATTCTTAGTTACCTTACCAACTAATAATTGCAGACTGTAACCGATATCTCTACCTAATACAAAGGCAGGTATTCCTTCTGAAATTAATTGGAAACAGTTTCGGATTAGTGGAGCATTTGTTCTACATAAAACCATATCACCAACTTTAGGGTCAAAGGCTACATTAACATTTACTTCACCATCTTCTGCATCTTCTCTACATGAGTAATCACTAAAGAAACGATTTGCTTCTGCAACTACTGTCTTAGGACATCTCCAAGTAATGCTAAGAGTAAACTCTTTTACACCTCTAGGAGATTCAGATAATGTATCTTGGAATAATTTCATTGATGCTGAATCAGCACCTCTGAATCCATAGATTGCTTGTTTTGGGTCTCCAACTACAATCATTCGTCCACCATTACAGGTCTTCAAAATTAATCGTCTTTGAACTTCATTGAAATCTTGTGCTTCATCAACAAAGACTACATCATAATGTTTGACATTCATATCTAATTCGACAGGTAGCCAAATCATATCATCGAAGTCAACTACTGATAAATCCATACAATTATTCTTAATTGTTGGTAAGTATTTCAAAGCATTATTCATTTCTAATACACCATCAAACTCGATGTTATATTCTTGCATGATTGAGATAATTGATTCTCTATCATCCCATTCAACCATTGATGATTTAATCAGACTAACTAGTTTAACCAATTGTGTCTTTGACTTGAATTTCTTACCAAGTAAGTTTTCCACAATCTTGTAAGTTTTCTTATTATCAATTTTACAGTTTCTTCTTTCAGATTTAATCGCTGCAAGTCCTAAACTGTGAAACGTTTTTGCTTCACAATCATCAGGTAGTTGGTTTGCTAATTCTGTTGCGATTGCTTTGTTAAATGCTAAAAAGCATTTTCTACCGACAACGTTTTCAGCACCATTTACAATTGTAAAGGTTTTACCTGTACCTGCACCTGCATAGACCATCATGTGAGAATCACCGTAAGTCATTTCTTTCCATATTTCTTCTTGTTCATTTGTTCCTTTTATTTTCATTTTTATTTCCTCTTTTTTTATTGTTATATTTGGGAATGTGATAGTTAGGGAAATTGGGTCGCACCACACGACTAGATAGGAGATGTCAACACGTTACCGAACAGAGAACGAATTTCCAATTTATTATTATCTAAAACCTAACT